GTGATCACAGTGGAAACGCAGATATTAATGCTGCCATCAATTTACTTCAGCGGTTTCTTCGAGGACCCTACGGTGCCTCGTATAAACCTAAAGAACTTGGTAAAAATGTCCAAGTTTGAGGGAACGGTCAAATGGCGGAAAAACTTGCGAATATGCCGAAGCGCACCTCCGAAATTTCTGACGAAGAGCGCCAGGCAGCGAAAAATGCATTGAAAGCCTTTGATAAATTTCTAAAGCAGCTTTGGTCCGCTAGACAGAGTGATCAGCGACTTTTAAACGTCTTGGATAAGTCTGAAGATGTGGATCCAAAAGCTCTTTTTGAGATAAGGCATTTGTTGCGTCGTTTTCAAAAGGAAACCAAAGATAGGTATACTGGTCTTATTACAATGTTTGCTGGTAAAAAGGACGATGACCTTAACCCAGTATCTCCTGGAATTATTCAATTACTAACACCACTTGAAAAGGATACTACCACAAGACAGATTAAAATAGCCTTGCAAGATGCTATGCAACAGTTAGCTGAATTTATGGAAGAATTTCTTGAAGCTTTTGAAGACTTTAATTCAAAAGACCAGGTTAAGGATATAAAGCGAACTGCCAAAAAGGCAGAAAAAATAGTTCAAAGTATTGAAAACATTATTGATAAACAGATGAAGATTCACTTTGAAAGAAATATTTTGGGTCAAAAAAAGGTTAGTGAATTAAGAAACTGTATCAAAAGACGTTCTCGTTTGATATATATGATGTCGGAGGCATAATGATTATTAAACATTCTCAGGGCAAAATAGACTCTGTTTATACAGAAAAAGAATGGAAGAAGGTAGATGAACAGAAGAAGGTAGGCAAAGAAGAGACACCTCCTAAAAAAGAGAGTGAGAAAAAATCAGAAAAAAAGGGGAGCTAAATGCCTATTATCAAATATGCTGAGGCACAATTCACACCTCAAGAGATCCAACGAATTGATGCATTAGAATCTGAATCGCCGTTTCAGGATTTGTTACTAGAATCCAAGGCGGCCAAATCTGACGAAAAAATTCGTCAAAGGTTTATGAAGTTTGCTCAAAACCTTAAAAGAGTGGCGCCAAGGGCGAAAGATTTCCTATATTTCAGTTGTATTATGATGCATGCTGCTGAGGCAGCAATTATTGATCAGGAATCGGGGGAGACCATTGTTAAAGGTGGTAGCCCCCTTACTGCTGAATGGGAAATCGATAACAAGACTGGAACATGGAAATGGAAGTGTTCCGATTCAACTGTAAGGCCCTATAAAAATAATAATGGCGACATTTTCCCAGAATCAGAGTTAAAACTAGCTTATCGTAAATGGATTGGTCGCCCACTTTGTAAAGACCATCAAAGTGGTTCTGTGGATGGCATTAGGGGCATTATTGTCGATACATATTACGATGATAAAAAGAAGCGCGTTATTGCACTTTGTGCTCTTGACAAGGTAAATTATCCTGACTTAGCAAGAAAAGTTTCAACAGGTTATGCAACAAATGTTTCTATGGGAACTGCTGTTGGGAAATCCATCTGTTTCGAATGTGGAAATGTTGCAAAAGTTGAAGCAGATTATTGCGAACATGTTAGAAACAGAACAACTTACGGAGAAATTAATGTTGATCTTTCTCCTATCGAATTAAGTTTGGTGGTAACTGGTGCCGATCCCAGAGCACAATTGAAAAATGTTATCGCTAGTTTAAATAAATATTCTGAAGAGAAGAATGAAAGAATCCAAGAGCTTAAAACTGGAGGGTGTGTTACACCTATAGAACTTGAGCGTTTGGAAAATGAACTTGACGATCTAAAGCGATCTGTTGCTGGGGCTATGAAAAAAGCCGCAGCTATTGATGTTGTTCCTAATCTAGATGAAGCTACCAGAATTAATACTCTTCTACAAAATCCAGATTTATCCAGTGAGGCTAGAAAAAACCTTCAAGCAGCGTTGGAAAAATTATTAACTGATGATAAGGTAGAAGTAGAGCCTGTAAGTGCTACACAAAGCACAGTTGAAATGGGTGATACTGGTAAGGGTTATACTGGACAAGGTAATGACACTGGCCCACCAGAGTGGGCAATGGAAGGAAACAGATTGGCAAGTTTAGAAGATATTATTACAAATATGAATACAAAGCTGGGCGCCATGGAACTTGCACTTCGGGACATGGCAACGGGCGTCCAGGAAGCTACAAAACATAAGGAGGAGCAATCAATGTCTGGAAAAGAGCTTCGTGAAAGGGCTGTAGCCCGACGTGCAATGTTCAAAAATGCCTATCACTTGGGCGGCGGCGGAGTTAACGATCCTTCCAGTACTCCCTACCCAGTTGATCCCACTAACGATCAACTAAAAATCAAGGGCGACAAGCAAATGGAAGGTCAGGGTATGGAGCCTGGGAGCGATGGTCTCCACCCAGGGTATGATAGTTTCGGGCAGTCCGAAGAAAATCTAAAGAAAATGCTCTCTAGAGCAGAGTTAGATGAGCGTAAGGCCGCACGCCATTCGCTTATGAAAGAGGCGCAAGAGCCTATGGAAGAGGTGGAGCAGAAAAAGGCTCCAGACGGAACCATCTTCGTCAAGAAAGATGAGAAGGTCTATGCATTGAATAATGATGGTAGTTATCAGGAAGTTGATGATTCCCAAATTCAAGCGGCTAGAGATCTTATTAAGATGGTGGGTCGTGGTAAGAAAAAGGAAGCCTATTGGCAAGGTGGAGGCGGCGTAAATGAGCCTCAGACCTATCCAGTTGATCCTACTAATGATCAGCTAAAGACCGAGGGTGATAAACAAATGGAGGGTCAGGGTATGGAACCTGGAAGCGACGGTCTACATCCTGGCTATCAGAGTTATGGTAATGAAGAAGCTCTTAAGAAAAAGTTGCTTCGTGCCCAGCTTCGTGCAAAGTTTGTTGTAGCCTACCAGAATGAAGACAAAACTGTAATCGACAAGCCAAGTTCCCGTTGGGAAATTTATGCCGGTCCTGAGAAGGTTCTTGAGGCCACTGGCGCACAGATTTATGAGGATGAACTGGAAGACAAATGGGAAGTTCTTGCCAGCAAAAAGTGGGGTCGTGAAGTTCTTCGCGCTATCCGTGAAGACGGACTTGACAAGGTTGCTTTCTATCTAACTGGTTTTACCAAGGAAGCGCAACCACCAATGCCTCTTCCAGGTGCAGAGCCAGGTCCTGAGCCAGCTGGTGGGGCCGAGCCACCAATGCCTCTCCCAGGTGCAGAGCCAGGTGCAGGAGATGAAGAGCCAGCCGATAAGGAAGAAGATCCAGTAAAGGCTGCTTTGAGCGCAGCTAGCGAACACCTTGAGGAAGTAGAGAAAGCTATTGGTGATCTAGAGAAGGCATATGAAGAAAAATCTGGCGAAAAGGGCGAGGGCGCAGATCTCGATACTACTGGAATCTCTGAAGCTAATGATGGTGTAGCCGACTATCAGGAGGTTTACTCTGGTCTTGATGAAAGCGCTGATGAACTAGCAATGCTAGCAGAATCACTCGATGGCCGTCTTAAGAGTGGCCAGGGTCCAGATGATCCAATTACTGCCGAGTTAATTCGTCTTACAACCGATGCTGTTGAGACCAGCAACGAACTTCGTAGCCAGGCATCTCTTCTTGTAGAGGCTAAAAAGGGTAAGAAGGAAGAAGAGAAAGAGGAAAAAGAAGAGAAGAACGGCAAGAAAAATGGTAAGAAGAACGGTAAAGACGAAGAGAAAGTAGAAGAGAAAGAAGATAAAAAGAAAAAACCATTCCCTCCAGAGAAGAAGAAAGAAGATAAGGAAGAAGAGAAGAACGGCAAGAAAAATGGTAAGAAAGAAGAGGAAGAAGAGGAAGAGAATGGTAAAGATAAAAAGAAGGGCAAAAAAAGTAAAGCTGAACTTCTCGTAGAGGAGCTTATTAAGGCACGTGCTAGCAACCGCCGCGAGATCGCGAAGGAAGCAGCCGAGGGTCTTGATAAGGCTGAAATTGAGGCTCTTATCGATAGAAAGATCGAAGAATTATTTTCTCCTCTTGGCGGCTCCGAGGAATTTATTTCCGAGGAAAAGGAAGAAGAAGAGCACGGTGGTGCCCCAGAAGAGGGACTTCTTGAAGTCGGTGAGGGAGAAATTCTAGAAGAGGAGGCTAAAGATATGGATGCACTAGATGCTGAACTTGCTCAGATGCTTGATGATTTTGAAGCTGACGATTTTCTGGCTGATGGTGATCTAGAGACTCAGGCTGCTACTCGTCGTGAATGGCGTGAGAAGGTAGCTGCTGAAGTTGGTTCTAAATATCAACTTTCTCTAGACTCTCAAACCACAGTTGATACTGATATGCCAGTTGGTAAAAGCCAGCCACTCGGACAGCTTGATACTAAGAGCACTGAGGCTGTAGTAGAAGGCATCGTTGAGATGCACGAAGAGATTCTACGCCAGGTTCAGAGTCTTCCAAAAGTAAGAGAAGCTATGGAGCATCTTGGTAGCCTGCTCAAGTCTGGTGAGCTTAAGCTTGAAGAACTTGATAATGTTGAAAAGCTAAAGGCCCTTGCTGTAGATCCCGAAGCAGCCAAATATTGGAAAGCCTATTTTGGTGAGGGAGATCAGCAGAGCAAACAGTTTGCCAATGATCTTACCAAGGAATTTGCTAAGAAGAAGGTTCAGGCAAGCTTGGATGAAGAAAAGGTAAGAATGCGTAGAGCTTATGATATCGCTCTTGGAATGCAGGAAAAGGGACTTATCCCCGATAGTGTTTCTGCTCTGCACGCTCAAGTTGACGAAATCATGAACTTTGACGACAAGAGTTTTGAGTCTTTCAAGCGCGTTCTTTCTCGCGTAAACAAGCCATCTCCAGTTAAGACTGCTGCTCCTGCTCTTAATGTAGGAGTGGGTGGAGATGAAATTGGTGAGGGCGTCTCCGACGATCCTGTCAATTTGACCGACCAGCTTACTAAGCTATTTGATTAATATCAATAAGCCTCGGGGGCTATAATGCCTCCGAGGCTCTTTCCTATTATGAGGGCTAACATGAAATTTACCAAACGCGAGCGAGAGTTGGAAGCCGCATCATTAGGGGGATTTGGAATTCTACCCGAAGAGATCGAAGGATACTTTGATTTTTATGAAGATTTGTGGGCGGCGGAAAAGCCCAAGAAGAAAAAAATAATGGTAATCAACAGCAGAAAAAAGGCGGACAAAAGCAATGACTAACATTGGTTCTAGACATTATGATAAAATATTTGCTGATATGCAGGAAGAACTCGAAAAGTTTGCTGATTTTCCAAAATATCGTTTTGGAAACAAACAGGAGTTTGTTGACTACATTGCTGGACTTTCTTGCGATCAAATAAAACAGTATAGGGCAGTTCGCGTTAGAGCGGGCTTTTCTGATTTTGATCCTGAGGCAGTTTTTAATACTCATCACAATGTTAGAAAATGTCGTGGAATGGCTGCTAATGATGAGGCTGTTGTTGCATTTGCTATTAATTATATTACAAAGATTGCCGATGAGCTAGATAAAAATGGTTTCATCGAGGCAGCAAATATTTTGGATGAAACGCTTTAAAAGTTTGCTGCGCTACATGACTGTGAAGATTGTGAATAAAAAATTTAGGAGGCGTAAAAATGTCTACCAGTCTTAAGATTCAACATGCCGACGAGATCCTTGAGGCCATGGCGGGGGCTCTCGGTGAAAAAATGACAAAGGAAGCTGCTGGCCCAGCTCTTGAAGCTTATAAAGCAGCTTTAGGTGCTGTTCAAGATGAAAATGGACTTAAACGTGTTTGGAATAAATTTATGGACGCTTTAAACCAAGAAGAGAGCACCAACGAAGCTCTTCAACTTCAAGCCAGCAAGGCACGTGAGCTTGGCCTTCCAGGCTATGCAACACCAGCTATGTCTGATGATGTTCAGATGGCTGACACTGAAGAGTGTGAACTTTGTGGCCAGAAAATTGTAAAGGAGCAGGCCCCTGATGAAATGCCAGTAGCTCCTGGTGAAGATAAGCCAGAGCCAATGGCTTGGGATGTACAGACTCTCGCTGCTGCTAAATTTGCCATGAAGCATTTGGTTAAGGTTGCCGATGCTCTTGATGGTAAAGGCTTTAAAGAGGTTGCAGACCTTGTAGATGAAGCAGTACAGAAGTTGGCTTCGAAAAAAAAGTAGATATGGTTCCTCCTGAGGGAGCCAAACATCAAGCACCAAAGAAATGGCGGGACGAAAAGGTTGCCGAAATTAAGAAGGAAAACCCTAGCTATAATAAGGCTCAAGTGAGCAAAACTGTTGGTGATATTTGGGACAATAAGTTAAGTGATGCTGAGAGAAGAAAGATATATAGACAGCATGGCAAAACCAAAGATCCAAATAAGTAATTAATTTAGGAGTGTGGAATATATGCTTAAGGTAATCCAAGTTGGAAATGCACTTCCAGTTTCTTATCCCGTTGATATTTCATCTTCATTTCAGCCCGGTCAGATTGGGCAAATGAAGCTTGTAGGGCAAGATCTTGTTGTAGGCTTATCGGATGGTACAGCTCCTCTTGGAATAATCGATGATATTCGTACTAGAGCGTTTACGCAAACAGTATATAATGAAATTGTTATTATTCGTGGAGTGGATATTCAGAGCGATGGCTATAATTTTTACACAGGAAAAGATGCAAAGCAAGAGTTAGACAATGCTGGTATTATGCCAGCTAGTTTTGTTGCCGATTATGAGGGTTTAATTCTTAATCCCACTAACGGTATTGTTACTTTACCTGCTGGCAGCAAACTAAACTGGGACGAGGATAGTGATGGGCGGAACGATAGTGTTAAAACTATTGTAAACTATGTTTATTCAGTTCCGGATCTTCCTGGGGATGATACTACGATTGGAAGTAATAGAATAACTATTTGGTTTCAAAGAGGTATTTTTGCAACTGATCAGTTTGATCCTTTACAGCGCTATCCTGTGAATGCAACACTGTTTGTGAACGAAGAGGGTAAACTCAGCTCGCGACAAATTACGGAAAATCATCCAGGAATTGCCATGGTGTTAGGACCACCAAGCGCCCTGGATGGAACATTAGAATTTATGTGGTTATAACGGAGGCATGATGACTTTTTCAAAAGAAGATCGAGCTGCATGGGAAAACAGTGAGATTATACAAGAGTTTGAGAAGCTCGCTGAAGACGTGCTTAATCCTCCAGCAGAAGCTTATCAACCTATTCCTGAGAAAGAGGAGAAAGCATGGGAAGAAGAAGACTGGAGCGATGAGCAGAAGCTCGTAGATGCAGCCGAGGAGTTGTCCAATCAGGACGATGATTCTTTTGAGAAAGAGCTGCGTGTCGCTTACAATGAAAGACTACTTTCAAGATTAGAGAAAATAGCAGAGCAGCTTGCGGATAAATCTAATATTAAAGCCGCATATAGAGTGGAGCGAACTATACAGGAACTAAAGACTTTAATGCGGGAGGAAAACAATGCGAGATAACTTTGGCGGATCCTGGATGGATGAGTTTTATAAGATAGCTGAAGAAAAGGGCTGGGTTGTTAAAAAGGCCATATCACACTCTGAAATAGAAAAAGTTTGGGGTGGTTTGCCCAAAGAGATTAAGGATAAACTAATCCCTGGGTGGGACAATATGACATTTGCCGATTTAATTAGTAAGGTCGAGCATATGTGGGGATCAATATTAATGGAGTATAGAAAACAACAAACCCCTCCAAAGGGGGATGTATCTACTGATCCTGAAAAGATAAAGGTTGCGCCACAAGAAAAGCCCGCCAGACGCTCTTTAAGTCCACAACTCATAGCTAAAGTTCAGGCTCTTATTATGAAAAAAACCAAAATCCCAGTTAGTGATCCGAAAGGAAAGTTTTTAGGTGCCCCAGATGGTTCTTGGGGACCTAGATCAGCAGCTGCTTGGAATAAATATATTGAAACCTTTACCACTCCAGGAGGACCATTAGTGGTTGACCCAGTGGCGGAAGATGGAAGTGAACTTCCTAGAATGGATGATATTCGCTATGTTTTCAACCGTGAGTCTAGAGCCAAAACAACATTGGGTCCAATTAGTGTGGAAAAGGCTGATGATATTACTTCCGAGGCGAAAGACCCATATGCAGATTGGGCAGAGAGTATGCCTAAGTTATCTCCTGAAGAAATAGAGGGTTTGCAAGACATTAGACCTCCGACTCAAGAAGAGGTGTTGCGTAAAATGAGACAAGTTCCTGGGCAGCAACCTGGAGATATTGTTGTACAGCCAGACGATTGGAGACGCAGATATAAGGTGCGTGGTATTCCAAGTGATGTTACAGAAAGTGAGCATCTGTCAGCAATGAGGTTGTTGAGACAACAAGGACATAGGGGACCTGTAAAGGATAGGAACCAGTATATGCAGGCCATAAAACAGGTTAGAGAATCTCGTAAAATGCGTGCCCAAGAGCCGAAACCTTTTGTTCCTAAAATTCCAGAATGGGCAAAAAATGATGATGGTGTGGTAGCCTCTATTGCTAGTGAATTAGTATCTCTTGCTACAGACCTTGAAAATTTTGGTGAAGAGAAAGCTGCTGTTGTAGTGGATCATCACCTTAAGTTATATACTGAAGCTGCAAACAAACTATATGACATAACTGGCGAAACTGGCGAACAGCTTATTGACCAAGCTCACCCAGGCGGCGGGCCAACCTTAGTACCAGCAGCTGATGAGGGTGGCAAGGTTGAGACCATTGTTGAAGATCAGAAAAAGAACATTCAAAAAACATTGAAGCAACCTACTGGAAAGTACGCTGAGGTTATGACGAAACTTATAGCTACAGCCAACAGGCTGGACAAAGAGGGCGACATCGAGGCTGCAAAACTCGTTGATCAAACGATCAAGGAACTACGGGACTCGCACCCTTTCGTAAATAGGAGTACAGCTTCCGAGGCGACTGGCTCCAAAGATACCAAAGTCTCGATGAAAAAAGAAGCCGTAGATGTTCAAAACTTCGATCAAATATTAGAACTACGTACCGTTTTAGCTAAACTCGCAAAAACTCTAGACGATTTAGAGGGCGAGGTGCAGGACCAGTCCGCCTCCGAAGTACACAAAAACATTGGAATTAATATTTTTGAAGTTATTAATGATAAGGAAAGATATGATGAGGCCAGGACAAAATATTCTGTCCCAGGTGTAGCTGGGCCGTTTTCCTATGAGTATGATGATGCTGTCACCAAAATGAGAAAAACAGTACAAGCTTGGAGTCGTCAATTAACAGGATGGCCAACCAAGAAAAATCATGCTGAATGGATTCTTCAAACTCTCGGTAAATGGGAGAAAACTCTCGGTATAATTAAAAAGTATTATGATACTTTCCCAGATGACAATGTTAGTGGAAATTGGGATAACTCTTTTAATTTAAAATACGAACGAGCTAAGGAAGATTTGAAGAAAATTTCTAATATATATGAGAGAGTTCATGGTAAAGGTTTGAATCGCACACGTCCTAAAAAGCCTAGTGGGACAACTACCCCCAAGCCAACTACCCCCAAGCCAACTACCCCTAAGCCAGCAACATCATACCAGCGCAGACTTGATATGATATATGTAAAAGAGTTGGAGAAGGCTAATAACCTAATTGACAAAAACACTGAACAGATCCATTTGGCCTTAAAGGATCCAGCAGCGACTCAAAAGTGGATTAAAAAAACAATATATAATTTAAAAAATCCGACTGTTAAAGGTAAAAAGAATCCCTACTACAGTGGGAAAACGCCTAATGATATAAGCAAGTTAAGAGCGCAAATAGCATATATTGAGAAGACTATAAAAACCAAGAAAGCTTCGTTAAAAATACAGGCTGATTTGGGTACAACAGAAAAAAATAAGGGGAAGGGTGTTTCTTCAGAAATTGGCAAGGGAAACGTAAAACCTACAGGGAAAAGATATCGCAAGCCACCAAAAGATCCTGCAGTTATAAAGTTGCAAGAGGCTTTAATAGCAGCGGGGAAAACTCTTGGCACGGTGGATGGTCACTGGGGTCCGAAAACTGCTAAGGCGTGGAATGCTTTTGTGTCTGAAGGTCCTCCTGGGCTGGGTAAATATATGAAGCCAATACCTAACCCCAACAGACAGAGACACAGTAGTAGGCCAGTTGGTGCTATACCACTAGCCACTCGCATAGTGCGTTATATTGCTGCTAAAAGAAAAAGAACAGGAACATCTTTCATACCACTGTCTGATGTTAAGGTGCCGCTTGGTGCTTTAAGCAATGCTCGCACATTTGTTACATATATGAGAGGATCACTTGGTAAACCTCTTCCTCCAAAAGATGCTCTTCAATATTTGGGTAGGTTGTCATCTTATGTAGATGAAAACGAACTATCTATAGCAGCTAAATCATCTGGGGCTGTAAGCAAGTGGAGACGCAGGATTGGTTCTCTTATGAGGGAGTTTCGTGGTTATTTAATCCAGGAAAAGAAATCTCCTAAGACCACTAAGCCATCGTCAGATCTCATGAATCCTTTTGCCGACGAGGCGCAAGTTGGGGCATTTACATATCCTTGGGAGCGTGGGTCTGCTAGTAGTCCAAGTGCCCCTGGTAAACCAGGCAGAAAACCAGAAGAAGGTCTTCCTGGATATGGGTTGGGTCGTGGTAGAACAAAGCCTAAAGGTGGCTTTAAGGAACTAACTACGGAAAGCACACCTGTTGAGATTTATCGTGCTATAGCCAGCCTACCAGAAGCGGGATGGCTCAGAACAACTCGTAAGTTTACAATGAAAGCAAGATCTGTTATTCCTAAAACCGAGCGAGACCCGGTACGCAAATATTGGGACGATCTAGATGCAAGGATTAGGAAAATTGTGGGGGCCTTAAGTGCTCAGAAAAACACAATAAAATCCCACCCTCAGTTGGGGGTGAAGGGATATACAGATATGGTAGATGCTATTCAAACATTTATTGGTGAGCATAAATATATTGGTCAACAATTGGGATATGTAACAGAATAATGACTTATGATGATCTTCTTGTCAAAGATGCTGGGGTTTCTGATTTTTTGCCGGGTCTTTTAAGTACGGTAAAGGATCAGGTTAATTTTAAAACAAAACCATTTCAAACTATCTTCGGCATTTTTGGTACCGCTTTACTTTGGAAATTTGGTTGGATCGCAGGTGCATTGGGCACAGTAGCAGAACTATTTGGCTACGGCCCAGGACAAATTGGTGCACTTATCGATAGCTATTTCTTTAACAAGGGCGCAAAAACAGTAGACAATATGGAGTTCACCCCATCAAATATAAAGGGGGCTTCTGACCATGCGGCTGGTGCTATTGGAAAAGCGATCCCAAAGGATTTAAGTTTTGAAGATATAAAAAAGAAGTTTTTAGGTGCTTTTTCATCTGATTTACAAGATATTAGAGAAATAAAAGGGTATATTACACCAAATGATAAGATGGCCGCGTTTTACAGTGCAAGTTGTTCAACAGGTTTTATTAAAACTGCTAAAATTGGCCACATTCGTAGATTTTTAATAATGTGGCGAAGAGGAAATAGATTTCAACTTATAAGTGGCATTTTAATGAAAATTGTATGGTTGCTTGCAAAAGGTCTTTTAGCTCTGGGAATTGGTGGCGGTATCGCCTCAATGGTGGGGTTAAAGCCTAGCAAAAAAACGCCAGATGTTGCTCCCATAGGAGATACGAGCGCATTTAAACCAGAGCCAGGCGAATATGGCCCTGGGCCAAAAGTACCAGCAAGTCTAAAATATTATTCTAATGTTTCTAGTAATGTAAAACAAACTCTTATTAGGTTTTTAGATGCGACTATCGCCAACTTTTCTACTGGTTTTATGCAAGCCCAGCGATTAGCAAATCCTTCTAAACCTCCTGTCCCAATAGAACGAGCGCCAGGGTGGGCTAAGATTTTAGCAAGCGTTGAGAGGTTTAATTGGGGTCCTATTGCTCAAGTTAACCGCTCACAAGCATTTGTTGCACCTAGAGTTAATACTATAGCAAAAATTTTACTTTCAAGTGCTGGAGTTACTGGAGTAAAAATAGAAAAGTTGGATACAACAGGAAAGCCAGCAAAACCAAAGGCAAAACTACCGACTGGAATGAAACCTCCCGTTGGCGATGAAGATAGATTAAGGAAACTTTTAACAGGAGAGGCACGTATATGAGCAGAGAATGGGATCGCAGCGAAGTTATGTCAGAGTTTCTCAAAATTGCGGCCGATTCCGGCCTAATTAACCCTGACTTAAAGCAAGAAGAAGGCTTGGGCAATCCTACGAAAGACACCCCTGTAAAGGGCTGTACTCGTAATGAACCCACGGAAGACTATGGAGTTAAGACAGAACCAAAAGATATTATAGACAAAGCCCACCCTGAACAGGCGTGGATGGCCAAAAACAGCACTCCCGTACAGAGTATGGGAGAGGGAAGTTTAGTAGAGAACATTAAAGAACAGCAAGAAAAAAATATTGAAATTGCTACAAAGATGCCCCACGGCACGCTTCTTGGCGTACATGCCAATCTTATTCAAGATCTTGTAAAGCTAGCTAACACGCTAGAAGATCAAGGCAAAGTTAAGGAAGCTGCTCGTATTGACGAAGCAATTAAAAAGATTTCTATTTACCCTTTCGATGATGGCCATCTACATAAAACTGCATGGGTTTGGTTTTTAATTCCACTACTTTTGGCTGGAGGATATGGCGGCGCAAAGATGTTTGGTCATACTCTTACCAGCAAGCAAGAAAATTTACGTATAGATCTTAAAGATCTTCACGACAAGTTAGAAGACAAAGGCAATCGCTCTAAATCTGCCCTATCAGCCGCGAAATTGCTTGCTCCTTTTATTCCTAGATTTGAAAAAATGGATCTAAGCACAAAATCTGGTTTTGATCAATATGCTAAATTAATTAGAGATTTAGCTCCCATAATGAAGCGCGTTGGCGTATTAGTAATGGCAGCTCGTCAAGACATCGGAGAGCGCTCCAGTTTTTTCTCTAAACTGTGGGGTGGCATTAAAGATCTTTTTGGATTTGAGGATTATAAGTTAATTGCTGAAAAGTATAGTGATTGCTTACAATCATATAAGGCAGCTCGAAAATATGTCAATGAAGCTCAGAGAGTAGAAAAAGAGGTGGCCTCAAAAGTGGAAGAAGATGTACCTCGTCTTACGAAAACTGATAGTTTCGATAGTATATTAGCGAGTGGCTTTATGGGCAAGAAATATAAAAACCTAGAGGATCTTGAGACAGATTTAAACGCAGCTCTTCAAAAATTATACGAGGCTGGCAAACTTAAAAAAAGCCTTAAAGCTGATATAGTTAGAGATGGGAAGCCTACTAGCACTCCAGCACAACTTAGAGAAGTGCTGGAAATTGTTGAGAAAAAATTAGCAAGTTAATATGTGCACTTGTTTTGGTTCATAACTGTTTAAAATTTATAGCAGAATCTACTAATAATAAAATATAGAATTGAAAATACCTCGTAAGAGGATAGATCAAAGTTGACAATAAACACTTTTTGTGGAGGAAAATAAAAATGGCTCTTAAAATTTATCAGCCAGGAATTCAGCCCATAGGACAGTTTGATGTTCTTGACACCAAGCTTGCTGCTATTAAGGGTGGAGAGATTGGTACTGTTACCGTTGCAGGTAGAGCAAACACAACTACCGAAAAGGCGGCTTTTGACGTTCTTGATGGTTATACAAACACCACCGATGTAAAGCGCGTAGCAATTACTACGGAAATTGCTGGTGCGGCTGTTCGCCCACTATGGTTGCTTGATGAAGGTAAAGCTGGATATGGTACTCTGTTTGGTCAGGTAATCGGTACTCCAGTTGGTCTTTCCGCAACCGGAACCAATCTTGGACCACACACCGCTGCCGCAAGTGGAAAGGTAACTTGCTGGGACAAGCCAGGTCTTTATGCAGTTTCCATTGATGCAGTTGACACTTCTGCTGACGGCCTTGTACTTGCTAATGCCCTTTGTGACCCAGGTGTAGCGGTTGACGTAGAAGCTGCTGGTGTTCTAACCCTCGGCACTTCTGCTACTGCTGTTGGTGTAACTGTTGGACGTTTCCTGGAGTTCGAGACTAGCCCATTCTTGGTAACTACACCACCTTCTCTGGTTGGTGCTACCGAAGCGGCTGTAAACGTAGTGTTTAGCTACAATGTTGAAGGCTAATTAAAGCAAATTTTATAGTCCCTCTCCCTGGAGGAGAGGGACGCTATACTGAGGAAAGTAAAAAATAAACATAGGAGGACAAAGATAAAATGAGTTTATTCTCAACATATGGCAAACAGGGTCAGCTCAACGCAAGCAATGTTCGCGATGCACTATCACAGATTGTGAAGTACGCGACCGTTCTTGAAGAGCTTCAGCCCTCTAACACTGGCTTGGCCCAACGCCCAAGCTATACCGATCAGCAAAGGGATGAGCTTATTAAGCGCGCCCTAATGACGCAAGAAGGAAAGATTGCTCTTGGCCAAGCCATGGCTAACCCAATTCGTAGGAACTTGGATTACCAGGGAGTTGGAAGAAGAGTACTTGTAGTGGATCCGTTAATAGTAGCGGCTGCCTAAAAGGCAGAAAACTTGGCTATATGCTGGGAAGTCCGAAAGTTTGAAATACCTAGGAACATATAGATTAAGCACAGAAGCTAATCTCAAACTAACCTAGGTTAAAAAGTTCAAAACGCGGATAATCAGCAGGGAAGGGAAAATGAAACCAACAAAAGAAAAACTGATGGAGTTTTATTTAGATAGAAACTTAACCACATATGAAATTGCTGAAATTTTTAATGTATCTAGAAGAACAGTTGGCAGGTGGTTTAGACAATATAATATTCCAGTAAACCCAAAGCAAAGAAAATATCAAAAAGTAAAGAAAATACCTTTTACTAAAGAACAGAAAGAAATGATGGTTGGAACTTTACTTGGCGACGGATTTATAGGGGAACATGGTAGAAAAAATAAAAGTTGTCGCATACACATCTCTCACTGTGAGAAACAAAAAAATCTAGTCCTACATAAAAAGGCAATTTTGGGTAATTTTGTTAATAAAATACATCGAAAAAAAGATAAAAGAGGTAATTCGGTGATGTGGTCTTTTGTTTCCGTAGTTCATAATGAATTTAAATTTTTTAGAAAATTATTTTATGAGGGAAACAAAAAAATTATTAGAAAGCGGTTGGAACATCATATATCTCCATTATCTCTAGCACATTGGGTTATGGATGATGGAAGTGGAGATGGAAAATATAGTATAAGGCTTCATACTAGTGGTTTTTCTTTTGATGAACAGGTAATATTACAAAATATACTTAAAATTAAATTTGGCATTAGATGTAAAATTTGTGAGTTTACTAAAAATAATAAAAAATTATATTATTTGTCTTTTAATAAAAGAAACTCGCAGATTTTATCGGATTTAATAAGAGAATATGTTATCGACGACATGCTTTATAAAATATTACCCCCGATCCTCAACGACTAATACGCCAAGCATCCTTAATAGGGTGATGATAGAGTCTGATCTTCATAGAAATATGAAGAGCCAAGCAGAAATGACTTGGCCCTCCTTTGGAGAGTAACAAAATGTACCACAAGGTGCTCTACCCGTGTATGACCGTGATATCGACGTAGCGGCCGTTGTTGTTTCCAGCAATGGTTCTGCTCCCGAGTCCCGTGTGTTCGGTGACAGGGTAACGGTTCCAGAGTTTGAGGTTGTCTCAAACCCAACCGTACGTATCGCTGAAGTAAGAAGGCGTCGTTTCAACGTCATCGACCGTGCGCAGCAGAAGGCACGTCAAGAGATTCAGGCTCAAGAAGATGCTAACATTTTCGCAGCTCTGGATTTCTCTGCTGATGCAACGCTAGGTGGCGAGAATACCGCTCAGGACGTAGCCGATGCCGGTCTTCTGAAGCGCGATCTCTCCGAGATTAAGGTTCAGGTTGATCGCTGGGACCTTGTAACCACGAAGTTCCTCATGAATATCATTGAATTCAATGACATTCTGAACTGGGCAACCGGTGGTGGTCAGGGAACCAACGGTGGTGAGGTTGATCCTGTAACGATGAGAGAGATTCTCCAGACTGGTCTATATGCCCACATCTGGGGTGCAGATATCATCGTTTCCAAGATTGTTCCACCTGGAACCATCTTCGGCGCCGCTGATCCAGAGTTTGTTGGTGTAATGCCTGTCCGTCAGGACATCGAGGTACTACCAGCAGACGAGCCAAAGCAGCTTAAGCTTGGTTGGGTCATCTCCGAGATCATCGGAATTGGTGTTGTAAACCCACGTGGTGTTGCTGTTGGTCGTAAGTCTGTTGCCGTCGGCTAATAACCACATAGTTAAAAACTAATGAAAACGGGCTATCTTTTGATAGGTAGCCCGTTTTTTTATTCTATATCCCGTGGATACTACTAATAAAATTGAATAATATATGGTTGCAGTGGTTTTAAAAACAATTAGAAATATTAAAGAAAAAATCTATCAATATAGGACCATTATTATAGATTGGGTAGCCAACAGCAGACCCTAAACTTGGACATTTTTAACTAAACTTGGAGAAACTATGAAATTCAAACGCTCTGTTAAATGTAGCACCAAGTTTGCTACGAAACATAAAAAACAGCAACTAGAAGATATTCTTGCTGAATATGGCAGAGTGTGTAATTTCTTTATTCAAAAGTTCTGGGAAGAAATGCCAAGTAAATCCGAACTATTGAAAGATATAGTTAATC